CCCGATTAAGAAGTTATGGTTTCCATCATAACATTCGTTGGGGCTTCGAAGAAGCCGATACCCACATATGTTGGGAAGGATGTGGTTCGACTTATTTGTCGGACACAATCTATCGTCATCTTGACGATAATATAAACTGGTCTCCGACCGGTTTTAACTTACAAGAAACATTCAAAGAATGTTTCACAACTGCACTCATAACAGAGTACAGAGAGGTGGAAGATTCCACCTGTGTGAGAACCGCAGAGGATCTCTTAAATTGGGCAATCCAAACTGCCCTTCATGACCCCTACTTAGTAAGGTCGGTTAGGGCCCACGTTGTTCGTGAGCCAGCTAAAGCACGTGTAATTACAGTGTGCTCATATGCATACATGATTATCATGTATGTTTTCGGCCATTTATGGCAGAAATTAATCAAGACAAAGAACCTACGTTCAGGTCTTGTCGGAAGTCGTCATTTATGGACCTTCCTAAAGGAGGATTTACATCCCCAAAACCCCGTTTGGGGTGATCTCCTGAATTCATCAGGAGAAATCTGGGCGTATTCGTCCGATTTATCTGAGGCTACCGATTATGGTAACCCCACAGTAGCCAGACAAATCTGGCAATCGTTGATTATCAAATCAACCCGTGTGGCGGGTTTTCCCACCGCACTAGCATGTCTAGCAAAGACATTATACTGTGGTGAACGATACATAGTATCGATCACAGATTGTCCAGGACTTCCTGGACAAGATTCGTTTAAAGCGAATCTTCTCTGTGTTAAACGCAGAGGTTGGTTCATGGGTGACCCCATGACCAAAGTGATTTTATCACTCGCACAAGATTATGTGCGTAGGGGAATTAACCCCATAGTCTCCTCTCAAGTAGGAGACGATATCATTGCTTTAGACAATGATTATGGTCGATTGGCCAAATATAGTCCTGCCTTAGAAGCATTGGACTTTAAAGTATCCCTAGAGGATACATACATCTCCAAAAGGACGATGTTTTATTGTGAAGAAGCTTCACTAGTACCACAGAGATATTCAGACTCTCTGTATTACCGTATGCGAAACGGTAAGGATTTAATCTATATAGATTATCCAAGAATCCGACTAATGTTGGATTGTTCGACTGAACTAGATCGTCGGTCTTATACTACCTTAGGTAGATTTGATCTCCTTGGAAAGGAGACCCGTTGGACTAGTAATGTAAATTCTAGTCTTCTCTACCCATTTAAAATGGGCCAACTGCTACAGCACACTAATGTGCCACAGCAGGCAGACACAATATGTGCCTTTTACCCCCAAGAAATTGGGGGAGATGGAGCATTTTATCCCGACATTGATTTTATCAGTCGGTATACATTTGCCCGTTGTTCCCAAATACGGGAACTATCATATAGAGTCAAAGCACTCTATGAAGGTACCTTTGGGTACAAATTAGTTAGGTCCGAAAGATCGAACCAAGTGACACATAAGTATCACATGTGGGTACCCTATACGGATGCCCTACTTAGTCTCCTACCTGAGGAGGCTATAATTCGTCCTAAGGACGGACCACAACGTGATGCTTTAGCATCACTTCAAACGCGCGAGTTCTTTACTCCCGCAAAAGCTATTGCAGAGATAGCAAAGTCCTATTATTATAGGACTATTATGAGTGGTGGAGAACCACAAACACTCAAATTTAGTCAAGCTCAGCTTGACCTTGGTTATTCGGGAGATCCCGAATGGCTAAAGACACACCTTGGTGTGTTTTATGAACACAGGGTAAACCCTGGGTTCAAATACAAAGACCGTGATTCGTTCTTTGTAAAACGTGAGTATATTGATACTCACAATTATCTCAATTTAAATTGGGATTTCATGCCATTATGGCATGAAGAAAATACCACTCTAAAGATGGAGTGGAATAGTTGGATTGAATCCAACTTACATGATACCGATCGGTTCATGGATACTATAATTTCTAGTATCACTACGGGGGAAGATCTCCCGGAAAGAATTTGGAATAGACTTCCACAATTCGTAGAGAGTGATTCAATCATTCTCAATATTGTCTCAAAGGACAAAACAGATACAAGAGATATCTGTTTAATATCAAATGATATTAAATTAGCAGGACAAGTATCTCGTCTTGCACAACTTGGTATATTACCAAGACGGGTCTGGGTCATAGAACCCCAGATATTTGAATATGGAAGATGCGAAGAAATTCGCCCCATATTTGATGGGAGCATACAATTGTTCCCTGGTCTCGATAAATGTCGAGTTATTCAGGACCCTGGATCGGTCCTGTTTACAACCTACGCCGGAGGCGCAGTAGATGACTTGGGCCAAAGCACAAGTCTGGCTGTAAAATATATGTTACAGCCAATCCTTGTTGAAACAACAAGGTTTAGAAGAGTCTATCGAATTCGATATGACTGGAGTGAAGATGTCTCAACGACATCTTATGATGTGGGAACTCTCACATCAGCCCCAACCTATGGTACAGTATCACCTGTGCCACAGGTTGAGGA